TTAAATGAAAGCCAATATCCTGTATTTAGTGAAGCAGAATTAGAAAATTTACTTGCTGCTAATGATAACAATGTAAATAAAGCTAGTTGGCGTGGTTGTTTAATGAAATCCAATACAGATAGTAAAATCAAAGTAGGACCAATAGAAATTGAAAATGCTGATCCTGACTATTGGAATAATCTCGCTAGTATATATCAAGGTGATTATTTAGCAGAACAGGCTAAATTAAATTCAACTACATCTAGCGGATATAAAACATCTATGCAAAGAGCAGATGGTTATTAATGCCTAGATTAAAAGCAAGTAAGATAATTAATGCAATTAATAAAGGAATAGCAGTAAATCCAACTACATTTGATGTTAAGCATGAAAAAAAGGTTATTGCTGATGGAGCTTTTGAAATATTAGAAAGTGTAACCACATATACAGGAATAATTTACTTAGAGGATAATTCAAATAAGATATCAATAGATAGTAATACAATAGGGACAGAATATTCTACTACAAGATATAAAATGATTCTTAATAATGAAAATGAAATTACTGTTGATGAAAAAAATAAAATTGAATTTGACTGTAATGAAGGACATATGAAAATATCTGCAACATATCCGATATTTATTGAAAATACTTTATGTGGATATATGTGTGATTTAGAGAGGATTTGATTATATGTTTAAGGTAGGAGGATGGCTTGAACAGAAAAAAATAGGTATGAGAATGATGTTTGAGGGAGTTGTAGCTCCATTATTAGTTCAGCAGGCGAAGTCAACTGCTTATTGGAAAGATAGAACAGGCCACGCAAGACAAGGAATAACTGGTGGAGTTGAAGGTAGTCATGAAAACTTTGAAGTATATCTGGGAAATAGTACTGATTATGGAGAATATCTTGAAGAAGGTACTGGTATTTATGGACCAACAGGACAGCCAATTGTTCCAGTAAGAGCAAAAATATTAAGTTGGGTAGGGACTGATGGTAAAAGATATTATGCTAGAAAAGTTAATGGTATAAAGCCATATCATACTCTTGAAAAAACACTAATTAATAATAGACAGGCTATTTTAGAATTATTAGCTGAATACTGGGAGGGATGAGTATGGCTCTTGCAAAAGCAGAAATTGAATTTGATAGTTCAAACAAAATAAGTAAACTAGCTCTTAATGATGTAGATTTTACTGATTCATTAATTGATAAAAAGGTTGTTGTCGAAGAAGGTTCTCAAAGAATCTTAAAAATTGAACTGGCCTGTGATTCAATATCAATAAAAAATAAGGAAGATAGTTAATGAGAGCTGGTATAAGAGAAAAATTAATTGATGCACGCATAGGAATACTTGATTGTTATGAACCCAATGTTCCTAACAAAGAAACCCAAAAACCTTATGCAGTTGTTGTACAATCTGATGATATAAAAAATAATGAAACAGTTGGATATAAAAGAACTATTGAAATTTATTTTTATGTAGATAGGTCTTCATTTAAGAAACTTGATGAAATTGTAAATAAAGCTATTCCAGCACTACATTTACAGACTATAGAAGATCCTAAGACTAATGAAATATTTACATGTATATTTAATGGTATTGTTGGCCAAGATGGAATTGATGAAGAGTGGGATGCATTATACAGAAGTGTTCAGTTTAATGTTATTGCACTACATCATGAATCTGATGTTAATACTGATAAATGGCTGGATTCTGTAAAGGAATTTACCAATAAAATTTTAGAATATCCTGTTTATTTGAATACATTTAAATCTGATTTTGATGTACCTTCAATTCTATGGAGAGTTAAATCTCAAAATAAAGAGAGACTTAATTATTCATTAGTGAAAGAAAGTAAAACTTTAATTTGTCATATAGTGAGCAATAGCAAATCACAAATTGCTGAAATTATTGATACTATTGAAGATAATATTATAAATGCTTATAAGATTCCATATATAGATGGTATTAGAAGGTATCTAACAATTGAAAGTATTAATGAGGATAGGGATGCAGATATGTTTACTCAGGGACAACTCACAGTTGAATTTTTTAGACATAGACAAATAGAAAGAAATGTTCAATTAATCAATGAAATACATCACAGAGGACAATTAAAGTAGATAAAGGAGTGTTATACTATGGCAGCAGATGAAAATACTACTGATGTAAAAACTGCAGCAGCAGAAACAATAAGTAAAACAAAAACCAAGAGTTCAGTGGTAGAGTCAAAATTTAAAAAAGAAATATTTTTAAATAACGCAAAAGCACTAGGCTATGAAAAATATATAGTAGTTGGTGCTTTTTCTAGTGTCCAAAAAGATGAGCTTACCAAAAGTGAGTTCAGAGAAATAATGGATAATTTTTTAGGAAAGAAGGTTAAATAATGGCTAGAGGTACATGGAATGAAACTAATATACCAATTATTCCTGGTTTTTATAATAGGATGAAGCAGAAAGCACAAGAAGCTGCAATGAGCAGTCAAGGTGTTCTTGCAATGCCAGTAAGAAGCAACTGGGGTGAAAAAGAAAAGGTTGTTGCTGTAAAAAGCCTAAGAGAATTGAAAAAGGCCTTTGGAGATAGTATGGACTTTACTGCTTACAAACTAGGAAGATTAGCATTATTAGGCGGACCACAACAATTATTACTTTATAGAGTAGTTGATGAAAATGCTAAGTCTGGAAAATTAGTATTAAAAACTACTGCTGATGCTGCAGCAATTACATTAACAACTTTATATGAAACTTCAAGAAATTTCAAAGTTACAGTCGCAGAGAATATTCTAGATGAATCTAAAGTTGATCTTACTTTGTACGAAGATACAACTCAATTAGCGATAATTGAAGGAGTCAATAATGCTGTAGATGATGTTATTACTAAAATTAATAATTCTGATTTTATATTATATGTTACTGCAACCAAAGTTGAAGCAGCTACAGGAACACTAGCAACAATATCAGCAGCAGCTTTTTCTGGTGGAAATGACGGTTCAGCAGCATGTACTAATGCTAATTATTTAAAGGCTATGAATGCATTTGAATCATATGCTATTGATGGATTTGTCTTTGATGGTGTCGCAGATAAATCATTACTTGATTCAGCTCTTGAATGGAAGAATAAATGTGCTGAATTTGGTCTTGATATTTTAGTATTTGGTTCAACAAATGAAGATTCACTTGCGGCTGCTAATGTTGTATCTCAAAAATTTAATGACTACAGTATATATAATGGCTTTGCAAAAACATTGGAATATGATGGTGTTCAATATACTATCTCTGAAGCTATGGTTTGGTTTGCTGCTCATGCATTAGGACAAAAATTAACAGAATCTATGTGCAATGAAGAGACTATCTTTACAGATGTTCAACCACGTTTGACAAGAACTCAACTTGAAAGTGCTTTAGATGCTGGAACAGTTGTATTTACAGTTACTCAAGGTAAAGTTGTTGTACTTGATGATGTGAATACTTATAAATCTTATTCATCAGATGCAGAAAAAATTCTTGGAAATTTAAGAGCTGTAAGATTTATTAACATAGTTAATAAAAATACATCTCTCAAAGGAGAATCTAAATATGTTGGTAAAATCAGTAATGATAATACTGGACATACTATAATTCTTAATGCAATTAAGAATTTCTTTGATGAATGGGTAGCTATTGGCATTATTTCTGGTAATTACACTGTTGAAACAGATACAGATTTACAAAATTCTGCTGAACCGGATCAATTTTTTTGGAAATGGGATGCTGAATACGTTGAAGTTGCTAAGAGAATATTTGGTACAGGCAATATTCAATATGCTGAATAAAAGAAAGGATGTGCTGATATATGTCTTATGAACCATTAGATGCGTCAAGAGTTTGCAGTGGTACTTATGGAAGAATATTTAAAGATGGTAATTTCTATTCTCAAGTATCAGAATGTACTGCTGATTGTGAAATTGACATGAAAGAAATAGTTACAGTAGGAAGTGAATGGACAGGTTATAAATCTGGAATCAAAAAGGGTTCTGGAACATTAAAAGGATGGAAAGTTACTTCCGAAATGATTGAACAAGGTTTTGATAAATTTGAATTACTTTCTGAATTAGATGATCCAGAAGCTTATGGCTGTGAAAGAATAAGACTTAAGAATTGTAGATTTACAAAAGTAAATTTAATTAATTTTAAGCCAGGAGAAGTAATTGAAGAAGAAATGCCATTTGTATATACAGGATATGAATTAGTAGATCCAATAGTTGCGGATTAGATAATATTTTTTATGTAACTAAATGCAAGGTGTAAAAACCTTGCGTAAATTTTAATATGTGTAAAGAGAGGAATTATACAATGAAAAAAGTAAATGAAGAAGAAAATAAAGTTTTAGAAATGAAAGAAAATGATATTATAAATGCTTTAATAGGAGAAAGAGAAATACCTACTGCTACTGTCCTAGTTACTTTAGATGGTAAAAAGGATATTAGAATACCTATAGTGCTTAAAGGACTTTCAAGAAAAAGAATGGACTTTTTAAGAAAATCATGCACAAAGAAAAATAAACTTGATGGTGCTGAATATGATGCAGCAGTTATTGTAGAATCTACAACAAATTTTGATTGGAATAATCCTAAATTATTAGAAGAGGCAAATGTATCAGATGCAAGGCAATATGTATTAAGAAAATTATTAGCTGGCGAGATAAATATATTGGTTGATAAAATTTTAGAACTCAGTGGATATGGCAGTGAATTAGAAGAAGCTGATACAATAAAAAACTCATCAGCCGAGGAGGAAGAATAACTCGGATCTACAATATTTTCACTATGCATAATATAATGCCACATGATTTTTATGGTGTTCCTAATAATGAAATATCACAAAAATTGATGATGGTATTCTCTGATTATGAGGTTGAGAAACATAATAAAGCTATTGAAAAGATAAATAAGAAATGATACGTGAGAGTATAGCGACACAATGTTGTTATCCATTCTTTTTTGTATTGGGATGATAAAATGCTTCATATTTTAAGCTTTATTAGGAGGTGTAAACTTGGCTAATAAAGAAGTATATAGACTCAGTATAAATGTTGATGTTACTGGTGATAAAAAGTCAAAACAAAAAATATCTGACTTAGAAGGCATAACAGAAAAAGTAGAAAAGAAATTAAAAAAATTAAGTAATATTACTGCAAGTCCCAGTGCTAAGATTAATGATAATGCAACATCAACTATAGAAAAAGTAGAGTCTAAAGTTAGAAAGCTTAGTAGGGCAACTGGAACAGCTAAATTACAAGCAAATGATAGTGCATCAATTGTTGTACAAAAAGTTATGTCAAGAACAGAACAATTAAATAATAAAAGGATAAGGCCCAAAATTGATATTGATGATAATGCATCTAAAAAAACAAAAGATATAAAAGAAAAAGTAGATGAATTAGACAAGAAAAAAGCAAAAGTAAAAATAGAAGCAGAAGATCAAGTAACTAAAACTATAGAAAAAGTAGATGGCAATTTAAAAGGATGGCTTAAATCAGGAGCTAAAAAGATAATATCTATTGGATTAGCTGGAACAATGCTTGTTGGTGGATTAGGTATAAAAAGCACTATGGAAACATTCACTAGCTTTGAACAAGGATTATCTAATGTAAAAGCAATAACACAGGCAACGGATGCAGAAATGCTTCAACTAAAGCAAACTGCATTAGATTTGGGAGCAAGTACAGCATGGTCAGCGAGTAACGTTACAGAAGCAGAAGAATTGCTAGGACAGGCTGGATATAGCACACAAGAAAATATAGCAGCACTGCCAGGACTATTAAGTTTGGCAAGCGCTGGAAGTTTAGATTTAGCAAGTGCAACAGATATAGCAGTAAGTTCTATGAAAGCATTCAATATAGATGCATCTAAAGCAAGTCATGTAGCTGATGTATTGAGTTTAAGTGCCAATGCTACAAACAGTGATGTTACAGATCTAGGTGAAGCAATGAAATATATTGCACCGGTTGCAAATAGCTTAGGAACAAGCATTGAAGATACAGCAAGTGCAGTTGGATTATTAAGTAATGCAGGAATTAAAGGTTCACAAGCAGGTACAGTATTAAGACAGACTTTAAATAGATTGGCTAGTCCAACAGATACAGCATCTGAAATGATTGAAAAATACGGAATTAAGGCTTTTGATGCGCAAGGAAATATGAAATCTTTGGGCGAAGTAGTAGATATATTAAATAATTCTCTTAAGAATTTAAATAGTCAACAGAAAGCCGATGTTATTAGTACTATATTTGGAACTGAATCTATGAGTGGAGTTCTTGCATTAATGAATCAAGGTGGTTCTGCTGTAACTGAATTAACAAAGAGATTAGAAGAAGCAGATGGAGCAGCACAAAAGGTAGCTGATACTAAACTTGATAATTTAGCAGGACAGATGGAAAACCTAGGTGGAGCAGTAGAAACAATGAAAATCAATTTAGGAGATAGATTAGCACCATATGCAAAACAATTTGTAACTTGGGCAACTGATAAGATACCAGTTTTAGAAGATAAAGTAGTAAGTATTGTAGACTATATAAGCAAACATACTGAAGATGTAAAGTCTATGGCATTAGCAATTACTGGAGTAGTTGGAGCAATAACAGGGTTAAGTGTAGCTGGTTCAATAGGTAATTCTATTAATGGGGTAAGTACATTTATATCTTTAGTAAAGGGGGCTAGTGTCGCAAAGGAAACTACTGAAATAGCAAGTGGATTTAATCTAATTGGTATAGCAGCTGAAGGATTACCTGCATTAATAAGTCCAGCAGGATTAGCAATAGCTGCAGGAGTTGCAACAACGGCCTATGCAGTTCATAGTTATAATAAACTTATGAAAGAAAGTATTACTACTGCTACAGAAGATTTGTCTATTGGTGAAAAAATAATTAATAAATTAACTGGAAGTGTTCTGAAATCTAAAAAAGAGCTTCAAGAAGCAGGAATAGTTTATGATGATTTTGGAGAAGGAATATCAGATGATTTTAAAAAGGCAGCGCAGGACGCATCAAAGAGCCTACTAGAAATTGAGATGAATATTAATAGATTAAATCTTGATAATGTTATGGATGAATCTGATAAACACTCCTTTAGACAATACATTAATGAATTTGCTTATGAAGGTATTAATGCCATGAAAGAACAAAAGTCTAAAATAGAAAGTGAATTCAATAAAACATTCATGTTAGATGGAGTTGTAAGCGAAACAGAACAAAATGTAATGGATACTTTAGGAAAATATTTTGAAACTGGTATGAATAAACAAAAACAACTAAGAGAAGATGTATATAGAATATTTGATGAAGCTTTTGTTGACCATAGTAAGAGTATTGACCAAGCAATGTCTGAAATAAAAAGTAAATTAGAAGAAATGAAATCACTTGAACTTGAATATACCAAAGCTAATAATGCATATGAACAGGCATATGCTCAAAATCAATTTAAAAATGATGCTAAAAGGGTTACTGGAGTAAATGGGGCTAGTGAACTAATGCAAAAAAGAGCAGAAGAACGCGATAAACAGCTTGATGAAATTGATAATAATTATAAAGGTACACTTGCAAGCTATGATTCATTCTTATCTAATCCTAATATATCAAATGAAGAAAGAGAGGTTTATGAAAAAGGAAAAATAGAAGCTGAAACAGAAAGAAATAAAGCATATGCACAAGCACAAGCAGCATGGCAATCAGATTTAGAAACATTATATTCAACGTTTCCTGGTGCTAAAGATAAAAATGGAAAAAGCTTAATAAGCGAATATACAGGAGAAAAATTATCGACTGGGGATATTCGAGCACAAAATAGAATGGATGGTATGTTAAATGAATATTCCGGACTTAACAGCGTTACAGAAAGTGGTGTGTATTCCTTTACCAATAGCAATGGTAATCTTGAATCATTCTATGTTCAAGTCGACGAAACAACTAAGAAGATTACTGGCTTGTATGAAACTGCAACACAAAAAGCTGGAGGATATACAGAAGAAATAAGCAAAAATATTCAAAATGTTCTGTCAGATCAAGAAACAACAGTATCACAAATTATGAATAATTTAGCTAATTCACAACCTCATTTAGATTTAGCCACAAATACAATTAAAGATTATAGTGGTTTTACTATATCAGAACTAGAAAATGTAACAGTAGCAGCAGACAAGAGTAGAACAGGAATTGCAACCATCAATGGTACTCCATTAGAAATAAAAACTAATGCAGATGGAGTCATAGAAAGTATAACATTAGTCAACAAAACATTAGATGCAATCAATGGTAAAACAGTAAGTGCAACTGTAAATATAATACAAAATTCTTCACTTGAACAATTAAATCAAGAAAAACTAGAAATTCGTAAGAAACAGAGAGGCTATGCTAGTGGTACTGATTATGCAACAAGTGGTATTCACGAGGTAGCCGAACATGGTATGGAATTAGTTGTAGGGAGACAATATAGAAAGTTTGATGGTGGTGAAAAAGTATTAAATAATAGTAAAACAAAATCATTCTTTAATGGGTTAGGAAAATCACAAGTATTTCAACCACAAGTTCAAGTTGTAGGCGCTGGTGGAAATAATTTTGGAGACATAAAATTAAATATTAATAATGGTCAAAATGAAGAGCAAATAATACAACAGGCGTGTCAAGAATTTGCAATACAACTTAGGGAAGCATTGTTTAATACTAAATAATTAGGTATAATATGGTATAACAAAAGGGGGGAGAGATAATGGATAAAATTAAAAAATATTTATTTTTAGGCGGAATTATATTAGTTATATTGTCTTTTTGGGGAATTTACACTTTAAAATCTGCTAATATTAATAATAACATAGCATTACAAACATCCGAAAATACTTCAAATGATGAATCTAATGATACATTAATTTCAACAGATTTGTCAGGAATATATGAAGATAATTCCGATATCGAAAAAGTTTTAAATTTGCTTAAATCTAATAAAGATTATGAATCATTTGATGGTATTGATATATCATTGATTAATACACTACTAGATAATATAGATAAACATCCATCAAATTTTTATTTTACTAAAGAGAAATACTCTGATAGATTATCTTATTTTAAAAAGGCTAGTGAAGAACATGAAAAGAAAGTCCAAGAACAAATCAAAGTTAATCTTGAAGAAAATTCGGATTTTATAAATGAAATTCAATCAAAATACCCGACTTTTTCTATTGATTCTATATCTGGTTCAGATGATGAAGAAAAATCATTATCTATTAAGTCATATAAATTGAATAATAATGATGAAACATATAATGTTGTTGCAGAATTTTTAACATATGAAGAAACTAATTTAAAAAGACATAATATTAATAACATTACATTCTTGTATGAATATAATGGAGAATCGGAAGGCATGATCTGCTGCACATTATCTGGAGGAACTTATACTCCAGTTGTAAATACTTTAAAATAATAAAATATATAAATATAAAGCACTTAGTTAATAACTAGGTGCTTTTATTATGCAAAAAAATATGGAGGTGCATGTCATGGATGTATATTTACTTGATAATTATGCTACACAAGCTGCTGGAAACACTAGTATGCCAGTTTATTCAGATTCTGATTTAAATAACAGTCCTATGAGCTTTCATTTTCCTGTCAATCCTTTTAAAAATATATCAACCCCAACAGAAAGACGTTTTAAAACTTCAGATATTATTGGTTATGGTCAAATTGATATAAAAAAGAGTGGGAGAAATATTGAAGAAATATCATTTGAGACTTTATTTCCAAAAGAATTTGATGAAGCCTATTGTAGATGCACAATAACAGATACGCCATTAAATCTAGTTAATAGGTTTAAAAACTGGCAAAACCAAGAGAATCCATTACGTCTAATAATTACAGATTTAAATATAAATATGCTTGTAACTATTTCAAAATTTACACCTACATACTATGCAGGTGAAGAAGGTGATGCCTATATTAGTATTACCTTTAGACAATACAGAGAATATAAGATTGAAACACTTCAGTCTGCAAGTTCAGGACAACAATTAAATAGCAGAAGTGGTGGAAGTTATTCATACCAAAAAGGTGACAAGGTTAAAACAAAAGTAGATACATGTGTTTATGAATCAAATTCAATGACATCTAAATATTTAGGCAAAATAAAAGCTAATACTGAAGTAACTGTATATGCTGTATATGGTAATTGGATATCTATTTATTATGGAAATTCAGGCGGATATATTGGCATTTCAACGGTGACAAAATGATATTAGTTCTAAAAAATCAATATAAGATAACCCTTTTAGCTGAAAAGGGAAGTTTAAAAGAATCCATTAATACAATTGCCTATACATTAGATATCACAATAAATAAAACTGCTGAACTTGTAAAAATAGGTGTTACCAAATATGACAGCATAAAACTTTATGAATATATAAATGGAGTTCTTGAGCGAGTTTTTGATGGTTATATCTATACTTTAAATGGGAGTGATAAGGATCGTACAATTCAATTAACTTGTAAAGAACGAACTATTAATATGGAAGAATCTGAAGAAGAATATGTATTTGCAGAAGGTACTACTGCTACACAAAGAGTAAAACAGTATTGTAAAGACTGGGGAGTTCCACTTGATAGCAATATTTTAGATACTAAAATAGGCCTTGCAAAATGTAGAAATAAAAACACAGTCTACACCTTAATGTGGGATGAATTAAAAGAAACTGCTCAAAAGGGTGGTAAGTTATATAAATACAGGATGGAAAGCAAATTATATTTATTTGAACTGGGAACAAATTCAAATATTTACAAATTAGAGTCTATTTGTGAAGAAAGTTCAAAAAAAGCGACAATTAATGGAGCTGTAACACGGGTAAAAGTTTTAGGAAAAAATGATAAAGATACAGTTAAATCTCCTGTATTAGGAATATTTAAGAGTGGCTATGAAAAATATATCGGAACTTTTCAAAAAATTGTGCAAGATGATAATATAAAAACTTATGCTAATGCACAAGAAAAAGCTATTTCTATGTTTTATTGTGGAGATGAGACATGGACAATTGAATGTTCAAAGGACATTCCAGTTATTCGTAGCGGTGATAAGGTAAGCCTTAATAATGCGGATTATTATGTATGTGATATTACACATGATATCGGAAATGATAGCATGACTTTAACTGCTATGAAAACTTTAAATATTATACGAGGTAAATATTATGCAGGAAATTAATAATTTAAATGAATTAGCGACTGATATAAAAAAACATATGTATAGAACTGTTGATAATGCTTTATTTGCAAATGGATTATCTTTAGGATATAAAACTGCAAATGGTGCTACTGTTGATGGTCAAAAAAATGAATATTCTGGATCTGATTGTTTGATTTTAAATCAAATAATAAATACTTATTCAACTGAGGAATCACAAGGACATACTCATAAGTTTAGTTTCAATGATGTTTCCGCTGGTGACAGAGTTTTAGTTGCTTTATTAGGTACAACTTGCGTAATTATAGGGAAGGTGAGTGCCTGTGGCTGATATTAGCATATTTCCAGAAAATTTTTTAGAAGATGATCTAACTACATTAAACGATGATTTTGAACAACAACAAAGTTACGCAATAGATTTTGATACTATGCAGTATAAAAAAGATTCTAAAGGTAATGTTATTTTACTTGATAAATTTGAATCTTATTTGCAGTGGTGTCAACTTGCAGTAATGACTGATCGTAATAATTATATTGCATATGATGAAAAGTTTGGGATAGATTCTCTTATAGGTAGTCCTGATAGAAAATTAATTGAATCAGAATTAGAAAGAATTATAAGTGACGCCTTATTAATTCATCCACTTACTCAAAACGTTGATAATTTCACATTTACATGGAAAAACGATATTGTTTATTGCGAATATAGAATTATTTCTACACTAGGAAGTGCATATAAAAATTTAGAAAAAGAAATTAGGTGATACATATATGAGTTATGAATTACAAGTGCCAGATTATCTAACTGAAAGTGTTGATGATATTCATGCAAGAATGATACAAGAAGCTCCTAAAGGTATAAACACTGTTGAAGGAGATATGTTTTGGAATAATACTCGTCCAATTGCTGAAGAATTAGCACGTGCTAAAAATATAGCATTAATAAATGCTTTAAAAATGGGAATCACTCAAACTGCTACAGACTCATATTTGGACTTAAAGGGAGAGGCGCAAGGTATTATACGTAAAGAAGGCAGTTATGCAGTTCATAAATTAAAAATAACAGGACAATCTGATACAATCATCAGAGCGGGACGTTCAGCTTATGTTCCTACAATAGATGATGTTGATTCTGTTGAATTTATTATTCAAGATACTGTCACAATTCCGGATACTGGCATCATATATGCAACTGCTAAATGTACTACTATTGGTACTACTGGTAATGTTGAGTTAGGCAAAATATCTATTCTTGATAAAAGTGATGGTATTTCTTCAATAGAGAATGTCTCAATTGTTTCGTTAGGTGTTGATTCTGAATCCGATGCTGATTATTTGAATAGAATATTAGATAACGCTGCTAACCAAGCAGGTAGTGCAAATAAGGCTCACTATAAACAATGGGCCAAAGAATGTGATGGTGTTACAGGCTGTAAAGTAATTTCTACATGGGATGGACCTAATACTGTAAAATGTATTCTTTCTGGAGAAAATAATACTATAGTAGAAGATTCTATAGTAACTGCCGTAAAAAATTATATAGATCCATATCCAGAAGATACAGGCAGTGGTCAAGCTCCTATAGGTGCAACACTTACTGTTATTTCATGTGTAAAAAACAGTATTAACATTGCTGTAAAAATAGTATTATCTGAAGGATATATAATATCAGATGCAATTAATTTTATTACTATAGCTCTTAATTCATATTTCTCTACATTAGATTTTGAAAAGACAACATATGTATCTTATGCAAAAATAGGAAATATAATATTGAAATCAGAAGGTGTTGACGATTATACAGATTTAGAACTGAATGGTGCTAAAGAAAATATCACTTTACAAACAAATGAAATTGCTTCAATGGGTACATTAGAAGTAAGTGAGGAGTGATTTTATGGAAATTTCAGAAGAATCAATTCAACAATATTTAGTTGATACATCTCACTATGTTCCAGATTATGTATCTAAAATTCCTGAAAATGCAGCTATTCAATATGTTGTAAATAGAGAACTTGCTCGATATTATTTTTGTATTCAAGACATATTAAATCAATTTAATGTTGACACTGCTACCTGGGGACTAAAAATATATGAAAATAAATATGGGCTACCTTATAATTCAAATCTAAGCTATGAAGACAGAAGAAAACTTATAAAAGCAAAAATGAGAAGTCATGAAATTGCAAATACAGATAATATTATTAAAATTTGTGAACTTTTTGCTGACAATCCAAAAGTAAAGCGGCATGATTCTGAAGGCTATTTTGAAGTTTTATTAGAAACTCAAGGTAGTTTTTCTAATTTTACAGATAGTTTAACCAGCTCATTTAGGTCAAAAACTTGTTTTAATTACTAAACATGAGTTTACTAATTTATCTTATTTAGGTTCAGTTATTTTATCAAAAACTCATTATGTATTATCTTCAGATTTTGCTGATAATTATTCACTAGAATCAACTAATAAATTAGCATCTGGTTTATTGAATACATCTAAATATGTTCTTACAAATGATTTGTCAGATCACATAGAAACAAAGGCAAACGCAAATCAAGCAAGTGCCAATACCTCAACTTCACATTATATTTTACGTTAGAAAGGATTGTATTTTATGGCAAATTTCAAGACAACAATAATTACCAAAAAAGGCCATGCCTTAATGGCAAAATTATCAGCTAATGTAGCAACGATGAAATTTACAAAGGTTTGTTCATCTGATTTTGATTATTCAAATTTAAATAATTCTGAATTGGAGCAGGTAGTTACTTTTAAAAATTTAAAACAGACTGTGCTACCTGATTTAATCAAAGTTGTTAATACTACTACAGTTAAGGTTAATGCTACAATAACAAACACGAATTTAACTGAAGGTTATTATTTAAGA